TCACCATTCTATAGTAATATTTAACTTCTGCATATGTGTAGACATCTTTTTATTTATTTTCCCAAATGCTTCTATTAATTCATTATACTTGGGATATTTTTTTTGCAATTCATCAATAAATTTGTATTCTTTTTCGTTTTCGAATTTATACCATCTTCTATAATCAGTTTGGTTTGATGTTAGAAAATAGTTTAAATCTTTTATCATACACTTCATTGCTTTATATATAGTATTATCTGTTTTAGCCACGTTTTCATAGTAACTCATTTGTAATCTTATAAATTCATATGTATTATGATAGGATTCAAAAACATCATCAAAATTGTCTTTCAAAATGTCAATTTTAAACAAACTTCTTTTGGTGACAAAATAATTTGTAAGATTTGCTTTTACTATTCTGTCAATATTTTTTAAATTAAATTCAATTCCCGCAATTGAAATTGATGGAACTTTTACATCTGCATATTTTCTCAAATATAATATTACAACCAAAAACAATGCCCCTATAATAACTGTATAATAATTTGTAAAAATGCTAGTTATGAAATTTAGATTCAATACAAAGTTACGTATTCCTGGAATATATAACAATATTTTTTTTATATCACAGCACCACACTATAAGTAATACAATTCCCCCAACAATCCATGTGATTATTGATTTTTTTATAGGTTTAATCAAACTATTTTTAATCTTCATTTCTCCATTCTTTTTAATTCTTCTCACCTTTTTTAACAAAAAATAACCTCTGTCTGATTTAAAAGTAAATTTAATCACATCTATTTTATTAAGTGTAGTTCTAATTTTTTATTGTGGAAAATTATCAATATTTTTATCATTTATTGATGCAATTCTGCTTTCTTTTAAATCAGGAATTCCAAATTCATCATCTATATAATTTTTTATCTTTTCTGTGTATACTGCTTTTTGCAATTTTATATTAAATAAATAAAGATAGCATCTATAGATATTTTTTAATTACCTAACGCTAAAACACCTTCTTCATCTTCACTTTATAAAAAATCAAAACATAATTAATATTTTTATCGACTATATTCATTAAATCACTTAATGTGTTTTATTATGTGTTTTACACCTCGAATTATATTTCATCATTACATTTGTATTTTTAATTAAATGTGCTCTTTGAGTTCTTGCATTATATGCATCTTCTATCCATGCCTCTAATTGTTCATTACTACTTGGATATGTATAATATCTAGCGTATCCAGTATCCTGTTTATTTGAGTTTTTGCTTATATTTTCTTCCACTCTAGGCGGCAACAATCCTTTCGAACCCATATACGGTAAATTAATCGCAATCAATCCATTAGGCAATGACTGTCCACATTGAAGAGAAGCTTTAACTTCCCAGTCAACATATCTTCTACTATGGGTACAACTTCCAACCAATACTATAGTTACAGTGGAATCTTCTAACTTGTCTTCTCTTATTTTTCTCATAATATATTGCGGATTGTTGCTATCAAAAGTAAAGTCTCCCTCTTTGACTCCAACAGTTTTAAATATACACACATTAGAAAAATCATTAACAAACTTATTAACCTCTTGTTGATCTCCATGATAATATGAAACAAATACTTTTCTCATTTATAAAACCTTCTTCCTATATTCATTTTATATATTATACCACACCTCATACATTATATCAATTCACAAATCCGACATTTTTTAACAAAAGCAAACAAAAAAACAGGCACCCAAGCCGTAGCCTGAGTGCCGTCTATGCAACATTATCATATAACCCTAAACATTTTCTGAGTTATTAAATTTCTTCTTGAATTTTTATCAAGTTCATTTCTCGCATTATTCAAATCCTCCATACGTTTTAGTTCGTCCTCTGCATCTTCAAGACCGAGATGTGTATAAGTGTTTAGTGTTACGCCTATGTCGCTATGCCCCATAAGGTACTGCAATGTCTTTGGGTTCATTCCTGATTTCGCCATATTACTGCAGTAGGTATGTCTGCAAACATGCGGCGTAATATTCGGTATCTGTATACGGTAAATATCGTTGTATCGCTGTACCATATGGTTAAAACGATGTTCCCAATGCATTGCTACGAGCGGATTGTTATCTTTATCATAAAACAAAAATCCGGCATATCCGTCAATCATTTTTTCTCTTTGTTGCGGTTCTCTGTCCTCGATAATGGCTTGAAAACACTTTACCACTTCCTCTGTAATTGGAAGTTTTCTTGTTCCGGCATTGGTTTTCGTTGATTCAATTACATACTGCATATCTGAGGTTCTCTGAAGCTGATGGTCAATATTTACAATTCGGTTCTTTAAATCAATATCTTTGAGTGTCAAACCGCAGAATTCCGATATTCTCATTCCTGTATGGAATAGGATATAAACCACCTCGTAATACTTACAATAGCAGTTATCATCATGCACAAATTTCAAAAACTGTCGCATTTGCTCCCTTGTTATTGCGGTTCGTGTATGTGAATCATTCACCACAACTCCGGCAAGCTGAAATTCAAATGGATTCTTATTTAAAATATCATCATCAACAGCCATCTGAAATGCAGGTCTTAGAACTCCGCGTACCGACTTGACTGTACTGTAACCTTTGCCGTCACTCTGCATTTTAATAAGGAAAAGTTTTGCGTCCGATGTTTTAACGTCTGCTATTTTCGCCTCGCTAAATTCCTCTTTTTTCAAGATATTCTTTACAAAGTTATAGTTTGCAACTGTACTGTGTTTCGCTCCTGTTTTTGTGGATAGGTATCGTTCTACAAGTTCGTTCACTGTTATATTTCTTTTCATCGGATCTAACTGCGATTCCAAGTCATATCCTATCTGCTTTTCAAGTTCCCTCAGTGAAAGACACGGTTTCTTTCCTGCAGGTAATTTGTCCGTAGGTTCAAGTTTCCAACTGTACACAAAATGCGGTTTGCCTGCTATATGATACTTAAACTGATATTTTCCGTCTGCTCTCATTGACTCTCCCGCTCTCAAAACTCTATGTTTTGAATCGCGTCTTATTCTTCCTCTGATCCCCATTATCTGCACCTCCTAAGTTCCGGATGTTTTAAGATATACCTCTCAAATGCCGTTCTGATAATCAATCTTCGACTGCCATAGAAAACAATAAAATCATGAACCGTTTTTTCTCTGATAAGAGAATGAAACTTTCTTTGACTGAGGTTGAAATATTCAATCGTTTCTGACAGATTTAATAAATCCTTTTTCTCTGCTGTTGCTCTCTGCATAAAATTTCTTCCTTTCTGTTCTTTAATTTTTACTTTTAGTTTGATTATAAGCTTTATTAAGCTTGCACTATATATCGCTCTAAAAGCTCATAAAGTCAACTACTTACGGCAAATAAAATCAATTTATATCGTAGAAATTCGGCAGAGATGTTCCTCAAATTTAGGACGTATTATTAAATATCTGTTGCCACTGTAAATAGAGAATACTCCGAGATTATCTTCCGCCAGTCTGCGGATTTTTTTGACTCCGATATTGAAATATATACTTGCTTCTCTTATGGTAAGCATATATTTTTCTCCGAGTGTTATAGGTACATCTTTCTCTTCATTCATTGCAATCACCTCTGTTATTTATATATTCTGGTTCTCAAATAATAAAAATAATGCCCGTTTAGAAAATCAATCTCTAACGGGCATAAACTCAACTATTCACTTTTTCCGTCCCATCTGTTTTCATATACTCCTGCTCTGTCATTTATAACAAAGACTCTAAGAAGTTCATCAGTCAAGCCCAGACAGCCGTTTTCATCACCTTTAAGGAACCCCTTATCCATCATTTTCTGAACAGTAGGTCTTGCCCATTCAGGCATATTGTCATCAACATAATTGTAAATCATTTTACTGTTCAGTTTATTTACATCAGCCTGTAATTTTGCTATTTCTGCTTTCAACTCCGTATATTCCTTACTCATAATTTCTTCCTCGCTTTCTGCCGTTTCATAATCCGGTCTGCAGAATTTTGTTCCCGCAAGATTGCTGATATAATATCCTTTTCTGCAGACACCGCCACCGTTTGCAACAACCGCACTTCCGGCTGACGTATTCCCTTCAACAGTAGTGAAATAATCTCCGTCCACGCCGGTTACAATTCCCGTATGCGTAAATACCCCATTATGATTAAATATAACAATATCGCCCCTTTTCGGATTTGCGTACAATTTAAAAAGTCCCGACATTGTCGGGCAATATACATACGGATAATGCTTCAATATTTGATGTGCCTTATCCACTCCGAAAGTCTTGGTGAAACACCATGTAACAAATACTGCACACCACGGCTGTCCTTGATATTCGTTTTTTATATCCCGCCAATACTTAGTATAATTGTTCATACCGGCATTCGCTGTTTTATCATCAAGCTGTGAATTACTTGACTTTTCCAAATAGCCGACTTCATTATCAGCGGTCTGAATCAATTTATCTATTGCAGTCATCTCTTACTCCTTGTCACTGTTAGGTGTATCGTATGTCAATGCACGTTTGCTGTCTGTAAATCCTGTTGTTGTAGGGTCTGTAATTGCGTTATATACACTGACAATTACAAGGCTCAAAATGTACGGGCTTGAAACCGCCTTTATAAGTACTTCCCCCAATACCGACCACGAGCTTAAATCCTCGGCTGTAAGTCCGAGATATGCCAGTATCGGCATAATTACAGACAGCAATATCTGTGCCCAAAACATAGGATTTCTCATTCGTACTTTCCAGTTAATCATTTTACATATCCCCCTTCAGTTCATCAATTTGGTGCTGCTGAGATTTAAGTGTATTTTCCGCAATAGCCACTCGTTCAACAACACTGTTGTGTTTTTCTACTTTGCGTTCAAGCTGTTCAATTCTGTACAGTGTCTTATTGTTTGAAACAATACCTGCAATAATAGAACCGCCAAGTGTTCCTACAAGCGACAAAATCGCCACAACAATCGTACTTTCCATAGTCAGTACCCCCTTATCAGTTATTTTCTAATTTTTCTACTCTTTCGAGCAGGTCTTTTATTGTATTAAATATATCACTCCTTCCTATACAAAACGGCTTTCCGTCTATATAGATATATTCCGCTATATCTCCGTCTTCCGCCACTATATATACGGTTCTTTCGTCATCACTTTCATTTCCCGATTTTGATGTTATGCTTATATTGTCAATCCCCATTTCAACGCTATTTACATACGAATAAATCTCAAGTCCCGTAACCTTACTTGCGGACTTATCATAAAAATCAATCTCACCGCTTAATTTGGCTGATTCATTATTGTTTGTAATACAATATGATACCGTTTTTGACTCGTAATTAACTTCTATTCGGCTATGAACCCAACAGTTAAAAAAGTTGTCTTTCCACGTCAGGTCACTGTTTATGTAATAATACTTTCCGTCTTTTGTGCCTTGCGAAAAAACAACTCCCGTACTGTCATATGAACCTCTGCTTGATTCTCCCGGACGCTGTGTCAAATCAGACAGTCCTATATACCAGCGGTCGGTATTTATTTTCGTATCAAACTCAATTATCAGTTCTTTTGCATTTGCCGTATATTTTGAAAAGTCAAGATAAGCAAAAGCATACATATTCGCCGCATTTGAACCGGTTACAATTTTTTGATACTTGTTGCCGTCACTTTCTTCCGCAACGGATACAGTACATCGATTTATAGCATTGAATTTTGAAACACCGTCTGAAAAACCAAATCCAACAGACATTGACGGCAGTACGCCTACAACTTTTTTCTTCAGATACCCTTCTGTTTCAAGCATAGCCACATCAGCCTTACCGTTCCAATTTTGCTTGTCACCGGCAGTAACGTGAGTTTCATCACTGCCGATATGGTTATTCACTATATCCTCAAGTGCATCTAAATCTTCGCCTTTTGCCAATCGTATATCTTCCGGCATACCTTATCACCCCACGCTATTCCTTTACAAAATGATCTTTAGGATTATAATAAATATAATTGTTATCCTTACTCCAATCATTCCAAGAAAGCTTACTCACAATGCCGCTGCTGATACTCCACAAATATCTATGGCGTCCGTATACCGTTCCATCCGGATAGATTACAGCCTGAACATTATATATTTCACTTTCGTCACCGGATTCAGCCGCCCACGACACTAAAAATACAGGTGCATTCGATTTATTCGGCAGTTGAGCGTTATTTCCGACCTGCACTATATCAGTCTTATATGTACCGTTTTGATATTTACTGTATGTAATTCCGAAACTGTCAATATTACTGCAAGTGCTGATATTATCTTTATCAAACAACAGCATAGCATAAGTGCTGTCCAATGTTGAAGATACCAATTCTGAAATCTTTTTATCCACTGCCTGCACCAAGTTCTGTACAAATGCGGTTGTTGCTATTCTCGTTGAAATATCAGATGACGGCGGAGTCGGAGATTTCGGTGTACCAGTAAAACTTGGTGAATTTTTATTCGCTTTGCCTGACAATGCCGTCTGTATGCCTTTTATCAATCCCTGCACAAAAGCCGTAGTAGCAATCTGCGTAGAATTTGTACTGCTTGACGCAGTCGGTGCTGTTGGTGTACCCTTAAAACTCGGTGAATTTTTATCTGCCTTAGCAGACTCCAAAGTTTTAATAAGTGCATCAATATTTATAAAATTCTCATTGAGCACCTCCACATCAATACTGTCGGACGGTGCCGGCAATTTAAAATTATGATTTGATGTGTATTTCATTTTCATGCCTCCTTATAAAAAATGTGCATATGGCTTATTATCTTTAAATACCACATATGCGTTTGCTCCGTTTTCTCTTAAATATACCTCATTGTTTTCTACATACAGCCACGTTCTGCCGTCATAATCTTTAACACCTCCCCATGTAAATATTTTTGCATTGCCCCATGTCCCAAGTTTTTTCTGTACTTCGCTCCAAGTATTGCTTTGAAACTCATAATTCACTTGAAGATGTGCGGGCTTAACTTCATCCACCGCTGATTTTATTTGTTCAAAATTATACGGCACTCCTTTACGTCCGCTGAATTTAACAGCTACTGTATAATTTTTATAATCCTCGGTTATTATACAGCCTGTCCTGTCATACATTAAAATAAGCTGTTCAAGTTCCGATTTTGTCAGAAGATTATTTCCTTGCAGTCTTGCAATTACTCTTGCTCTCTTAGTTTCATTATCTGCCGTAATTTCAGACAGTCCTACGTCTTTTTCATGCAGCAGAAAACTATCTGTGGTAGTAATAAACAGACGCTTATCTTCATCAGAAATATCTTCCGAAACTTTATCAAGTATTGTTTGAACGACATTGTAAAAGTCCTTTACCGTTTTTGATTTGCTATAATAATCCGGGAGTCTGTCAATCATTTCAACACCACGCTTTCAAGCACCGGTACCGCTCCGTCTGCTATCTTGATATTTTCTGTTCCGCTGTTGACCTTTAAATCCGTATAATCCTCAACACCCGCTATTGATAATATAAGACTGCCGATTTTGGCATATGATATATATTCCTTTTTTATGGCCTCTCCCGACAAATAGTCCTTTAATACATTTTCAACTGTTGTCTGTATGTTTGATGTATTATCAGATGTCAGCCTAACTGATATATTTATCATAACGGGTGACGCACTGACCACTGTAACTTCTGCACCGATTGGTTTGTTTTCCTCAATGTGCTCTTTCACTTTTGAAATAAGTTCACTGCCTGCGGGACGGTTATCAGCATCTACAATTACTACTTTTACTGTCCCCGCTCCGTTCCAAAGCGGTATTACTTTTACATCTCCCACTCCGCTTACTTCTTTTGCCCATTCAATATAATGATATTTATTTCCGCTGACATTCGGACGTGACACTTTTTCAAGGTATCGTTCCAATAAATCTGCATCACTCTCCGCATCATAACCGCCTGTAAAATCCGTTATATTCTGAACGGCTGTAATTCCGGGAAGCGTTATAGGGAATCGATTTATATCTCCTTTTTTCACATTGCCAGCACTTCCCGAAACAGTGCAAGTCGCACCGACTTCAACAGAACCGTTTTCAGCAATGCTCACTGTTTCATTCACTTCAAACAGGACATTATCCGCCGCAACCTTTGCACCTTTCAAAATCACTTCACCTCGGTTTCCGCTGATTAGCAGTGTACCTTTTGAATAAGTGGATGTTTTACGAACTATATTCTGCTCAGCTGTCTTGCGGTCAAGGTATTCTCCCTCTGCCGTCACGGCAAATGTGTTTTCTGACAATCTGCTTATCCTTTTCTGCAAAAGATATATTTGTTCTGCCACGGGATAAAGAAGGTCATAAAAAAACGAGCCGACCGAAATATCATATTCTTCCGGCACGCTCGACAGCATATATTCAATTATTTCATCAAGTGTCATATGGTGTACACCTCCGCACTTTCTCCGTAAGCTGTGTTTAATGTGAAAGATATTTTAAGTATCGCTCCGACTTTCTCTGCTGAAAAACCGCTCATACTATAAATATCCTCATTCCGCAAAAGTGCTGTTTCTATTTCTCTGCGAAGTTCCGATTCTGCAAAATCAAAGTTATATGATTTTCCTATCACCAAATCTTCAATATTTGCACCGTATTGTTTGTCTTTGTATATGGAGTATATGTAAAGCTGTGTCCGCATACATTTTTGTATCCATAACTTAAGAGCATTAATGCCCGATAAAATAACGGGATTGCCGTCTTTCATAACAAATTCGCCGTTACCGAAATCAAAATCAAATGTCTTTTTCATTATTCGGTTACTCCTATCACAACAAACTTGTTGTCGTTGTCATACGGCAATAAAACTACTTCTTTTCCGAGGTATTTGTATTCCGTATGATTGTCCCTCTCTTGTGTTTCATAAATATCAAAGACCGATTTTATATCACTGTCATCAAGTAAAATATTGTTTCCAAGCTGTATTACAAGTTTCGGCAGAGATATAATTCTGCCGAACATCGGTGTATATGATGACGGATTGTCTCTTGCTTTTATATGTCTCGCTAAATCTGTAACTCCACTCATATCATTTTTCCTTTCAACGAAAAAAGCGACTACCTAAGTAATCGCTTTATATTTTAATCTTCTTTTCTGAATCTTGCATTAAATGCTTAGCCTATGAATAATAACTTTAAATATTATTTTTAAACAGCAGTATTATAATGACCCACCTCATTTCCTCTTAGCTTACTAATAGAATAATCCTCTCGTAATGTATCCAATTTGTATTTATTTTTATACTCTGACAGAAGAGTATGTAATTCTCTTAAATTATCAATATAATCCACCAATATGTTAATATTTTGAACATTTTTACTATTTTCAAATATCTTGAATGGTTCATCTGGGAAATTTAGCATTCCTATCGGCAAATTTTCATAATATCCGATATGATCTTCAGATGCCCGTATATAAAGCATAAAGGAATTTCCCTTTCCTACAAACACATCAATGAATTTAGAATTTTTTACTTTAATAATCTCATTAATAATTTCATCATCTAAATATGTATGATACTGCAAAAACAAACTCTCTAAATTTTCATAAAAATTCTGGCATTTCATTTCTAAATATTCATGCCATTTCATTCTATTCTTTTTATCTTTATGTAAAAAGATTGTATCAGCATCACTATTTATGTCCAACTTTTTTATTTGTCTATAAAATTTATCATTAAAACATTCTATATCCGACTTACCCTTATGAATTTCTTCCCATTCTTCTTCCGTACAACAATTCTTACACATAAGTAACAAAAGATAAACAGAATCTTTATAAAATGAAGATAATTTACTGATCACTTCTTTTTCTACTGGTTTCTTTCTCTTTTGTTGAGGAATAAATACAGTCAATAGATATACAAAATATCCAGTTATATAGCCCGTTGCAATATTTAGCATAGATGCATCTACCGCTTTTTTGTGACATAATATTTGATTAATAATCTTATAATCTAACACCTTGAATAAGGGGATTTCTGACCACTTAATTGAAAGATACAAGGCTATAAGAAAAAATATGTGTAATACATATTTTTTTAAATACTTTATAATTGTTTTTATAATACTTATTATATTATTTCTATATTTTAAATTCATTATATCCCCTTTGATTATATACCTCATACACATTGAAAATATATTTTATTTCTCATAATCCATAACAATTATAGCAAAATAAACAAATATTGTCAACACAGATCATTTATTATAATATTAGTGTATTATAAGCTTGTTAGTTATTATATAATATTACATTTTTATTGACATATAGTTCAGGTCATAAACTATTCTTTCAATTATAAAAGCGACTACCTAAGTAATCGCTTTAATCTTCTTAATCTTCTTTTTCCGATTCTTTAATTAGGTCTTCTGCTTTTTTGCATCCGCCTTCTACCCATTCTTCAAATTCAGTCTGTACTCGCACAGACTGATTAATTTGTTCTTCCACCGTTTACACCTACTTTACTCGTTATGAAGAGTATTATACCACAACACATACTTTAAATCAACTGTTCATTCAAGTTTACTCAACTCCAGTTTATCAAAATGCCAGCCGTCTTTATAACTGTGACTTGTGCTTTCGATTGCATACTTCACACCGTCTACCGATATAACTTCTCCGGCTCTGGTATATCTGTCATATTTCTCTACTATTTCAAACGAAAAAGTTTCATTCACCTTTGAATTTTCGTTGAGCTCACGTTTTGCAACTGTATCGGCATTTTCTTTTTCGGTATCTATCTTAACAATTTTCTGCAAAAAGCCATATTTATCAATAAGGTCACGGTTCTGCAAAACCATCAATTCCTTATACACATTATCCTTTTCAGATGTTATTTTAATAGAGTTGTACATATCCTCAATAGACGTGCTATGGCTTACATTGCCTCTGTAATCAATCGAATATCCCTGTCTTACATTACTCGCCACCTGAAATTCGGGATAAGCTGTCAAATCTCCGATTTTGTATATTCTCAATCCTTCCGGCACAAAATCAAAGTTATAATTCCCGCCGCACTTTTCAAGAATATCTTTGAGTATATCCGATACTGTTTTATCAAAATATATCTGCTTTATATTTGCAGTCAATTCCGGCAGCATGACAATAGATATAGACAAGTCATTACAAATTTCTTTAATTGCATTGGCTGCCGAAATATTTTTAAACTGATATGTCTGACTTGTTTTATTAAGATACCATCCAAGGTCAGCAATAGTATACTTATTACTGTTCTTGTCACCGTCATCTGCCTTAGTTATTACTCCCCGAAAAATCTCTGCATTGGTTACCATTCTGATAATATCGCCGACTTGCGGTGTGTACATCAAATCTTTCAGGTATGTTGCGTCACTTTTCGCTATATCAAAAGACATTGTAGTTGCAAGTTCATATATACTGTTTTTCCACGACAAATTTCCTATCATTTCGGTTATATCGGTATCATTCGCATACATTCTCAGTTCATCAGTCGGCGTAATAGGAGTAAGGTTCTGCATTGCAGGATGAATGTTTTCCTTAACTCTGTTATTCCATACAGCTGTAGGTTCTTTTTCTCCGCCGTATGAATTTTCCGAATACATATAGCTTTCCATACTTCCGGAAGATGATGTTCCGTTTGACTTATCGGAGTATTCCGGATTAAACACATAATCATAATTACCGCCTGCAAAGCTCCATGTATGACTTCCCACAGTTCTGCAGTTGCTTGTCCCTCCTGTATTACCTTCAACAGTAGTAAAACTGTTACCGCTTACGGAAACAATTATTCCGGTATGTCCCTCACGCAGAAATATATCTCCTGCGTGAGGTGTATATGTACCATTTGTAACTTGATGTTTTGAATGAAGTCTGCCGTTTTTTCGTGCCCAATCAATACAGTTAGGGCAGTATGAGTAATTAGGAACTATACTTGTCGGAACACCGCACTGTCTTACAACATAGCTTACAAACGCCGCACACCACCAAAAGTTATATCCTATATTTTCAACATTGTCGGAATACCAATGAGTATATTTATTGTTATTTCCGCACTTGCCCCCTATTTCCTGCATTTCTTTTCTTGCACGTTCCGCAACATCAAATCCCGATGACATTATTCAAGCAGCCCCAATCTATCCAACCACACAATTACACGCAAATCATCATATTTTAAATTCCATCCTTCGCCCGTTCCGCTGAGTACACCCTTGTTAACAGCCTTTTGAACACTCTTTCGTGCCCATTCTGGCATATTTTCATCAATATAGTTATATATCATTGGATTTGCAAGGGTTTCAACAAGTCCTACAAGGTATGTAACTTGTTCTTTGAGTTTATTAAGTTCTTCCATATCAATTTCATCCTCCGCATTGCTTTGGTCCTCATAATTCAGAAGATTAAACTCCTCTAAATCAAGTGTGTACCAAAGGTCACCGTCTGTCTTTATTGTGTATTTAAAGTCCTTGACCGCAACAGCCATATTTATCGGTGTTTCTGTAATAATAAGGCGTATAGGAAGTTTCAAATCTATCCATGTATCAATTTTATATACATATTCCCACCCCTTCATTGACTTATCACGCAGATACGGATAATCTCTTATCGGGAAAAAGCTTGAAATAGAAATACTTTTTAATTTCGGACTTCCTATCAGCATAAGTTCGCCGTGCGATACCGTTTCAAATGTTTCGGTTGACTGTGGTTTGCTTATTGTAAACTGTGACGGCAAAACGGGAATTTTCAATATATCCGCTCTGTTATTTACGCTTAAATATATATCCAAATTCGCACCTCCGACCTAAAAAACTGCAAAGAAAAAAGCCGTCAGGAGTTGACAGCCACAAAAATCACATATTCTCCAACACTTCAACAATTCTTTTTGCCACCTTGTTTGCCAAAGTATCATCATCTTCGCCGTTTGAATACACAGTAACATTTATCTGGTTTATTATGCTTGGTTTCTCATTCGCAGACACCGGTTTCATATAGTTCTGCAGTGTGTTCCAAAATCTGTCGAGCGGAAGAATTGCCTCTGCTCCGGATTCACCTCCAACCATAGGGAAACCGCCGTTCATACCGAACATTGTAGGACGTGTCATAATACCGCCTTTTGCGTACCATTGTATGCCGAGTTTCGGTATCGGTGTATTGATACCGGCAATACTGATAGTTCCCGTCTGCACAATATGCGGAGTTTTAATAATACCTTTTATCCCGTTCCATACATTGCTTATTGTACTCTTTATTGAATTAAAGACGCCTGACACTGTGTTTTTGACTGAATTAAACACATTCTGAAATGTTGTTCGTATGCTGTCTATTACTGTTTTAATTCCTTCTGTAACATTCGTTACAACCGTCTTTATATTGTCAAAAGCAAGTCCTGCGGATAATGTTATCATATTCCAAATATTTATTATAACATTCTTCGCACCGTCAATTATTAACGTAATACCGCTTATCACATTCTGCACACCGTTTTTTATAGTTTCGGTATTCAATGTAAATATACCGACTATGACTTGGAACACACCGGATATTGTTGTTTTAATGCCTTCAAATATTCCTGACACTGCCGTTTTTATATTTTCAAAAACAGATTTTATGTTATCAAAGAACATTTGAAAATTCTGCTTTATTCCGCCTATAATATTTGATATTACCGTTTGTATATTTAAGACGGTATCGGATACTTGATTTTTAATGCCGTCAATAACTTTTCTGACAGTTGCTTTGATGTCATTTACAATCTCGGAAATTACATTCTTAACCGGAGCAAGTGCTGTACTTACCGAAGTTTTTATTTCTGCAAATTTTTCAGTGACTGCGGTTTTTACCGAAGTAAATTTCTCTGCGATTTTGCTTTTTATTCCGTTTGCGGCATCACCGATTGACGATAACTTTTCTCCGACAGTTTCTTTAATCCCGTTAAACTTCTCACTGATTTTTGTCTTTATTCCGTTAAATGCACTTATGCATTTATCCACTATCGGTTTCAAAGCACCTTCATTATATGAATTTCTCACAAATTCAAAGGCTTTTGAAAAGGCACTGCCAAATACATCTTTTATGCCTGATAATTTTTCTTTGACAGTATTCAGTATAGGAGAAAGTTTTGTTTTTACACTCTCGACAACCTGTCCGAGTTTTCCGCCTGTAAGAGAGTTTATTGCATCATAGCCGGTCTTGTAATATTCTTTTATTGCTGTCATAGTACCGGCGACTGCACCTTTTATTCCTCCGCCGTGTTCCTGATAGGAATTCTTGATGTTATTCAGTTTTGTTGATACCGTATTTTTAATACCGTCCCAAACATTTGCTGCAGTTTCCTTGACTTTACCAGATCGGAAGAGCACACG